GCTCTATGCTGAACTGGTGGAGCGGGTGATCATTCAAGGCAATGAAGTGCTAGAAGTACGGTTCAAGCGGTAAGAAAAAACCCCCAGCAATGCCGGGGGCGAGGGAGAACCACAGAGGAGAAACTTATCAGACGCTAGTCAGAGGTCAGGTAAACCTGGCCGGTCAGGTTGCCGGGGGTGCTGGTCTTGGTGGCGGTAGCCCGCACATAGACCGCTTCCCCTTCGCCAGCTGCTTCCATCAAGCTAGCAACAGCCGCACCATCAAGCGCTAGGTACTCTTTGCGAGCACTGCTACCAGACAGTAACTTAATACTGCCCAGGGTCACTTCATTGGTGAAGCTGGAGTTATCCGCACCGGTCACATTGACAGTCCAATACTTGGATCCATCAGCTTGGTGGCCGTTGTAGCAAACCACCGCCAGGTATGGGCCGATCTTTTCAGCCTTAAGGGCGATGCCGGTAGCTGCGGTATTGCTAGCGCTGATGCCAGAGAAGGCAGCTAGCTTCAGGCTGTCGTCGATTGGGTCATGGCGTCTAACTTTGGGGTTAGACGTAGTCAGGGAGGGGTTGGCCCCAGATAGGTTAGGCATGGTCGTTAAGTCCAGTAAGGGTTAGTAACTATCGGTGTAGCCTAGGAGGCCACTACAGCAGCATTGGTGATGCCATACAGCCGGGCTACGCTGTAGCCGTTGTAGATGGCAAAGCTGCAGTTCCAGTCAACCCGGGTACGGAATACTGGCTTGTCCTGGACTTCGCCCAGATCCCGAGCGCTGATGCCGAACCCGCTAGCCGTATCATTGCGCCCCTGGATGCCAGTCGTCATCTGCGGGCCAAAGACCACACAGTAGACGCTGGTGCAGGTCGATACAGCGCCATCAGGGCTGGCCTCAGTAAAGGGCAGGATGGGGGAGCTGATGTCATCGGTCAGGATAGGCACACCGCCATACTGGGGTAGCTTGCGGCCAAAAGTATCCTGTTCGTACTGGATGAACCCGCTCTTGGTGGTATCGCGAGAGGCTGCGGTTAGCAGATCCTTCATCTTGCGAGACATCATCAGGTACGGGGTGCCGCCAGTGAACTTAACCTGGCTCAGCAGTTCATCCAGCTTGGTCAGCTTGAGTGCTGCACCGCCATCCGCATTGCTGATCAACTGACTGCCAGTGATCCGCTTTTGCAGCCCATCAAAGCCACGGGGATCGGCGGCAGAGTCACCCTTGATGAACTGGTACTCCCAGCCAAGGCGCAGCGCTTCGATCTTCAGTTGCTCATGGGCAACCCGGGCCTGCTGACCTTTCAGGTTGACCAGGGCGCGGTCAACGTCCATGTCACCGCCGTAGAACCGGAATGCTTCAGACTGCGGGTTGATGACGCCGGTGGACTCGTCGAAGGCTTCGTTCAGGGCACGAAAGCCGACGCCAGGTAGTTGATCCACCCGGTTGTAGTGAACCCCAGAACCTTCCTCATTTTCAAAAGGAATGGATCCAAGGATCTCGCCTGCAGAAAATTCATTGATGACGGCCCGGGTAACCGGGTCTTGGGTCAGCTTGCTTGCTTCGATTAATGTTAATGCCATGGGGTATGCCTCAAAAGCTTTTGTGGTGGTGCTGCATCACGCAGGCTAATGAGGCATCACGCCTCGGTAGTTCTAGTGTGCCCAGGCTACCTGCCGCCAAATTGTTTTTGGCGTTGCGCTGTCACCGCAGCCCATACATCCTTACCAGTCGCCTCGGCGGGTAGGCCCTGGCCCGGGCTACCCAGTACACCAAAGCCTGGCCGGTCAGAACCTTTGAAATGGCGGGCAAACCAGGATGTGGTGCCCTTCAGTTCGTCGATCAACTCGGCGACTGTCTTGGGCCTGCTCTGGCCCTTGTCGGCCACATAGGCGGGTGTCTTGCCGTCCGGCTCTAACACCTCCAGCCCATTGGCCGACACCCGCACTCGGCCCCGCAGCGCTAATGCTGCAGGCTCAAATTCACCCGGGAATCCTTCGGCGGCATAAAACGCCTGCTCTAGGGCCGTATCTCGCTGAAAGTCTAGCAAGGACTGCTGGGCGGCTGCCAGTTGCTGGCGTTGTTGCTCTAGCACTGGCTCATACTTGGCCTGGGCATCTGCCTCAAACTGGGCCCGTAGTTCAGCCTGTTGTTGTTCCCACTCAGCCTGCTTAGCGGCGATCTCCATGGCTTCTTTGTACTTGCCAGGGTCGATGCCGCTGAAGGCTTGCAGTTGGGTTTCAAGCTGCTTGGCTTTCTTCTCTAGTTCCTTGCGGGCCTCCCGCTCCTTTTGCAAAGTAGCATAGGCGGTCTCGCTGTTTGGATCCTGACTGCTATTGGCTGGCGGATTAGGGGGAGTCGCCTGGGGTGCGTCAGGGGTCGGTTGTTGTTGTTCGTCAATCATGGTGCATCACGCATATTGGCTTCACGCCGGTCATAAAATAGGGTGCCCAGCCCTACCCCCGGCCTAGTTCAGATGTGCCAGCGGCCATCATCGGCGAGTAGGTCTGGCTGAGCATGGCCGCTACCCGCAGCCGCAGTCGTTCAATATTGGCGCTGTAGCCAACGGTGGATCCACTTTGAAAATACTCAATCACATCCACTCGCTTTAGGCCTGCTTGGCCGGCTGCTGCGGTCTGGGCGACATCGTCAGCATCCATCTGGTCCAGGTCAGCCTGGATCAAGCCAGCAACGTCAGTACCGAACTTAGTATCTTGGGCATTGACAAAGTTGATCTGGTTTTGTACTAACTGCATGACGCTTTGCCAGGTTAGCGGCCCTCCAGCTTCGTCACCTAGGCTAAAGGCGCGATACTTGACAATGCGGTTAAGGTCGTCAGCGGTGAGGGCCATGGCGGTGAACAATGCGACGCCTTTAGGGTGCCCCGCTGATCCAATCCCTAAATTGTTGCTCAATCACTGGCCACTGGAACGAGCTAGACTGCCAATGCTCCCGGGCCCGTTGCTGATATTGCTGACATAGATCGGGGTTGCTGTAGGCCTGCTCTAGGGCCCTGGCGTAGTCATGGCTGGAGACAACCGGATAGTCCAGCGCTGTCCTAACCTGGCGCACCTGACCAGCCTTGTCAATCTGCAGCAGCCCAAAGGTTTCTGAGCGCGAGTCAATTGGATCCACCATAAATGCTCGCCCTGGCCATAGGTCAGCGTGGACGGAATGGTTGCCTAGAATGACGGTTGCGCCGTACTGGCTAGCCTCGACCGGGCATAGGCCCCAGCCCTCGGCATCGCTGGTCTGCAGGTAGCAGTTAGCACTGGCATAGATGGCCGCTAGGTCGGCATCACTGCAGAAGGGATGGTGGTTATCGCCAGCAGTATGGCTGCGCAACAATGGTCGTTGCTCGAAGGCATAGCCGGTCCTGGCCAGGGTGCGTTCATAGTACTCCCGTACAGGCAGGTCATCACCATAGTCGGCGCAGTGTAGCCAGAGGATGGGGGCACCCGGTTCTGGCGGCAATGGCTTGCCCTGGGCAAATTCACAGAAGGCTTGAATGGTCAAGTCATAGCGCTTGCGGGGGCGGTTGATGTCTGTCCTCAGTACAATCCAGGCGTCCTTCAATGGCTCTGGCAATAGGCTACGGCTAGGCTGGAGGGGTGGCTCGATGCCATGGGGGATGATGGCGCAGTCGCCCTGGTAGCCAGCGGCCCGCAGCACTTGCAGGCCAAAGGGTGCGTAGGTGGCCACCCCAGCCCAGTGGGGCAATAGCCGGGCTAGTTCCGGCTCATAGCCTGCACAGTCTACTGGAAAGTAGCCAAAGAATGGGATCTGGGTGATGCCCAAGTTTTTGCAGGTCGCCCATAGAATAGAAAACCACCGATTGCATACCCAGATGTCATTGAAGCCTACCACGGCATCGGGCTTGAACCGCTTGATCAGGCCCACCAGCTGATCATTGCCAAGGGGATCAGCGGCCTTGGTGGTAAGTAGCCGCCATGGGTAGGAATGCTGGGCCTTCTGCAGGTAGTTGATCGCCACTTGGGTAACGCTGTGGCCGCCATCTACCAGAGCCTGGCATAGGTGCGCCGCTACCCTGCCAAAGCCTGTCGTCAGGCCTGGCATCGGCGGAGCATCCGCCAAAACAAGAATGTGCATAGTTGTCAGTCTTCAGGTACAGCTTCAGGTTGCCCGGGCTGGCTAGCTGGCATGAGGATGCCGTTGATTACCTCCGGCGTCGTCGGCATGGCGGCATCGCGTTCCGCCGCTACCCGCTGCATGATCTCTTCAATGTCTACGCCAGGCGGCAGCTGGCGACCCATCCGCAATAGCTCCAGCAAGGTTTGATGGTCGATAGCGCCTGCCTGCCATAGGCCCAGCAATGCGCCCATCTCCTGGGCATCAAGCGGCATCTCTAGGACGGACTGATCCATCTCGACTTCAACGTCACTGGGGTCTTCGCCAGTAAACAGGCACCAGTCGGCTACCAGCGCTTTGACAGCCTGGCTCTTGGCCCTAGCATAGCCATTCAGGCTGGCACTGGCTCGGGTGGCGGCTAGGTAGGCCTCTGTTGCAGATCGCTGGACACTGCCACCACCAATGAACCCTACCCCTTCTTCGTCGATGGCGCGGCGGGTTTCGTTGCAGCTTTCCCGTAGTTCAGCAATGCCCTGGCCAGTAATCTCGATGACCCCTACCGAGTCCTCGCCAGCAGCAGTGGTATTGCTGTCCCGCATCAGCTCGATTACATGGTTGGGTCCAAAAATGATCGGTGGCCGCTGGGTAAAGTCCATGCTGCTTACCCGATAGACCGTGGGCGCATTTACCCGATACTGGATTGTATCTAGGCTAGACTCTTGGCGGAATAGCTTAATGTTTAGCTCGGCTGCTTTCAGTAGGTACGGTAGCTGCAGGTCGCCGTCATGGGGGAATGGGTTGGTCACATCCGGGTAGGCCTGGAGCGGGATCCGTTGGACTGGTGCGGTGCGTTCGTCCACAATATCCACCGCCCCACGGTCACTGATGCGGGCCACCGTCAGGCTAACACCACCATCGCCCGGCAATAGCCGAAAGGTATGGTAATAGGGCTCACTGATGGATCCATAGCTGCCGACGGTCTGGTCCCGGTGCATGACGATAGTGACCTGGGTAAGCACCATGGATCCATTACGCAACTCTCCCCGCCAGTTGATCACATTGCGCCGATCTACCAGCGTCCATTGCGGGTAGGTGCGACGGTCGGCAGCGGTGCGGGTAGCAGCATCCTCCGGGCTCAGCTGCACATTGTTGGTCAGCACATACACCAGCCCGTCCCGCAGGGCTAGTTCATCCGCTTGGCGCAAAAAGCTAGTCCAGTCGGATCCATTGCCGTCCAGGTATAGGCCATCCGCTTCAGCTTGCTCGAAGCTGGCCGGGTAGCCCTCAACGTCGAAGGCTGTCAGCAAGCCGCTGATGCTTTCTACCTGGGCACGGTATTTGTTGTTGAATACAGCCCGGTTCACCCGATCATCGTAGGCGGCCCGGGGTTCCCGGCTAGCCTGGGGCAGATAGTCAGCCTTGAGCCCATAAAGCCCATTCCATACGTCAAAGCATAGCTTTAGCGCTGGCTGCAGCTTTTTTAACGCAGGGTCGTGGTAGTTAGGGAGGGATGGATCATTCATGCTGATAGTGTGCCCTAGCCCCATACAGCCACTGACTGAGCCATGCCAGTCTGCCGTTGCTGGATCATGGGCCCCAGCGCATAGCGCAGCGCATCCATCAGGTGGTTATTGGCGTCAATCACCTGGGGCAGAATGTCGCCACTGAGCTTGTCCACCTTGTAGGAGTACAGCCGGGCCTCAGTTGCCATATTGGAGCAGCGAGGGTGGATGACAACCTTCTCAAAGTTGCGCAGGTAGGCAATGCCGTCTTCGACACTGCCCGGCCACTTGCGCACCGCTGTCAGCCTGGGAATGCCCCGGCGGCTAACATGGCTGATGCTTTCTGGCCTGGAATTGTCCACCCGCACTACATGGCCGTCGATGCCTGGAATATCTCGGATCCAGCGCTTAGCTGTTTCGTCTAGCTCTAGCCGGTGGGCATAGCTTTCTTGCTCCACATAAAGCCGGTTGCCATGGATCCAGCACTTAACCGCAGCGGTCGGGTCTGCAGCAAAGCCCCAGTCAGCACCAAAGTACGGCCCCTGCCAGTCAGCGGCAGGCTTGAACTCATCCACAATCCACTTGCCATATAGCACCTGGGAGTCTGCATTTTCCAGGCACTCCCCTTCCCAGATGTGTTGGTAAAGATCAGGATCGGTGGCCTGCATCGCTTGGCGTTCGGCATCTAGCTCTGGTGGAAAGTATGGATTCAAGTCCCAGTTCACCCGCTGGATGTAGCTGCCACCGCCCAGCTGGCCAGGGTTGATCAGGAATGTTTGGTAAATAGGATCTGTCTTTTGGTACGGGTTGAAGGTCACCCAGATCTCAGAACCTGGGGCCCGGATGGATGGCACTAGATCATTCCAGCTTTTTTGGCTGATCGTTTGGGCTTCTTCCACCCAGCAATGGGTGATGCCGCTGATCGACTTAATGGAGCTGATATTGTGGCGCAGCCCTTTGAATATAAACTGAGTGCCACGGGGGCCAAGGATCTGGGCCTCCTGGACAGAATACACGGACTCAAGCCCCAGGTCTTCGATGCGCTGCTTTAGCAGATGGTGAACCGAGTCCTTGATGGACACCTGAAATTCCCTAGCGCATAGCACCCGACACTTACGCCGGGCCCCTTCGATCAGCAGCGCATCAGCCGCAGCGGTGGACTTACCCGAGCCACGGCCACCCCATAGGCACTTGTACCGGCGTGGCTTTAGCAATGGCTGGGCCCAGGGCAGCAGGTTCCTGGCTAGCTTGTCCAGGTCCACCGAGTCGGTGGGCACCGAGGCATAGCTGGCGACTAACCATTTCTTCCATTCTGCTCTTAGCTCTAGTGCGCCGAGGGTAGCCATTGGCAGGAAACCCGGCATAGGCCGGGTAGGGACTGACAACATTTTCAGCATTCCCTAGCCTGGGTGGGCTGGGCATTCTATAGCCATGACCCGCAAGCTTTGCCTACACCCAGTCGATGGCCAATACCCCTACTGGGTGCTGGATGGTTCCTGGCCGCCCCCCGCTGGACTGTGGAGTATTGGCCGGGATCCGGAATGCGATATTCACATTATAGACTCACGGCTCTCGAAACGACACGCCGAGCTACGGGCCACCGATGTTACCCAGTCAGGCGAGCGGGTGTGGCTGTGGGAACTGAAGGACGGTTTCAGCACCAATGGCACCTATATCAATAGCCGGGCCCTGAAGCCTGGCCTATGGGCAGATCTGATGGCCCATGATGTGCTATGGCTAGGCGGGCTAGTCTACCGGGTTTCTCACGATGATGATGACACTAGCGGGACAAAGCTGATGACTGAGCCAGCCAAGCAGGACCATGGCCATGACCACCACACTGAAATAACCGGCGATGCGCCCCGGGGTGCCCGGCCATGGTGGGCGGAATGGGTGGAGGCTGTCTGGGCCTGGTGGACCAAGCAACCGTTATTTGTGCAATGGCTCATGCTGGTCACCAGTGGCGGGCTAGCAGCCCTGCTGCTGTGGGTGTGGAAGCTGTAGGCAAACAAAAACCCCGGCCGTGAGGCCGGGGTGGTGGGGAGGTGGGGCTATAGTTCTGCTTTGGCGAAAGCTGCCCCGAGAGTTGTACCCCAACCAACTTTGGGAGGGTCAGAGCTGCTGTAAGCTTCGTAAACAGACCATGTGACTTTTGGCCTTTCTGGCCTATAGCTGATGATCAGATTGATGTCTGTCTGCCTTTGGTTCCACCTGATGTACTTGAAACCATCGGCGTCAGGCATAATCTCTTCGCCTGAGTGGCAACCAACCTTATCATGGACAATGCGCTCGAACGTAGCCTTATCCATGGCGATTCAAAATAGAGGTCACAACATTTAAATCCCTCGACCATCCAGCAACAGCGCTCCATATAGCAGGCGCGGCATATTCACCCTTCTTCCATCTTACAACGGCGAATCTGCTGTTGTAAGTAATCTGCAGATCGTCCTTCTGATAAACATAGTCTGATTTGATCCTTTCATACGTGCCGCCCATCCACGCAGGCGCAAAGTGCTGCAACGACTTGTTTACATCAGCAACGAACGTCTCAAGATCGTTTCGGCGTTCAAACCTTTTTCTTGCTTGCCGTCTTGAGTCCCAGTCCGATAAAACTTCCCGTCTTGTAGGCATAACTCAATCCTCTCTGTAAGTGGTTCAACAATTCCACTATACCCCTCCTATATCGGCTTGTCAATATACCCCTAGCCTTTCCGCTGGCCATGCTGTACACTGGGGGTAAATTGGAGAACCTCTATGCCAGACATCATCTACCCCAACCTACGCCCCCGCAAAGCATTCTGGGGCCACCGCAAGAAAGAACGAAGCCTGGGCATGACTGATGAGGCCTGGGAGGGCCTGGATGCTGTCGCCAAGGAACTGGGCCTGAGCCGCTCCGAGCTGGTGCAGCAGATCGGGCTACGCTTGCTCAAGGTAGCGCCTAAGGCTGGCCCAGCTTCGCCAAAATGAGTTGCAAGGCCCGGGCCTGCTGTGCCGTCATGGCGGGCCAGTGCTGCTCTAGCAATGCAATGGCCTCGCCTAACTGGCGACGGATCAACGACGCTTTAGCAGTTCCCATCGTTGCCGTAGGTAGGTGCGATAGACTCGGTTGTAGCGGCGCTCCATGACAATGATGCGGGTGCGCTGCCACAGCCAGGCACAGAAGCCGCCGTAGAGGCCACCGCCTAGGAATAGGGCCGGGTATAGGAGCCAGTCAAGTTCGATTTTCATAATGCAATCCCCTCATGCTAGCCTTAGCTTGCCCACTGCGGTGGGGGTGGCTCGGCCAGAGGGTGCATGTCCCACAATGGTGGGAGTGCTTCGGCCAGATGGTGTAGGCTCCACAATAGTGGGAGTTACCCAAATGCTGCCAGCACCGCCGACTCCACCTGGTCTGGTGTGACTTGCAGGTACAACTGCAGGCTAGCCAGGCTCTTATGGCCGCTGATCTGTTGGATCACGCGCAAGGGAACGCCAGCATTGCTCAGCTTCGTCAAGGCAGTGCGCCTAAAGCTGTGGGTGGTGATGCCCAGCCCGGAGAGGCCTGCTAGGGTAAGGCAATCTTGGATTACCTGACTGGCGCTAGCAGGGTGCAGGTGACCCCGGCCATGGCGGCCAGGGAATAGGTACTCGCCCTGGGGTGGGCCGTACTGCTGCAGCAACAGCATTAGGCTAGGATGCACCGGGATAGACCGGCTGGCTAGCTTGCCCTTGGTCTTTGCCTTGGGTAGTACAAGCATCCCTCCTTTTATATCACTCGGACTGAGGGCCACCGCTTCGGCTACTCGCAGGCCACAAAATAACATGCACCCGATCAGCGCCCGGTCCCGAGGACTAGAGCAATGGTATAGGAGTGCGTCTATCTCGTCTTGGGTTAATACTTTGGCTTGTCCTGCCATGGGCGATCATCCTCTGTAAGTGTGCCAGTTGAAAACCATCTTACCTTAACTAATTTGTATTTTATAAGGTAGAAATAACGAGTTTACGCCATCCTAGCCGTTGGTAGTGGCCTTGAGCCCGTAAGACACCGTGAGACAGCCCAAAACCCTTGAAATCTCGTTAGACTGTCTCACCCTGGGAATGGTGAGAACGAAAACCGGGCTAGCCTGGCTTGCCCAACTGGCACATAGGCCGATTGGCACACATAACTGGCACAGGCTAAGGATAATTGCTTAGTCGCGTAACTGGCACATGGCAACTGGCACACTGGGCACACTATGAGGGAGTGAACCGAGAAGGCAGAGCCATAGATAAGAACATGAGTACTAGCTGCTCTCCCCGCAACTATTCAACGCCGCAAACTCCTTATGTAGTAGGGTTTGTGGGTTTGGGTAGTTGTGATTGGACTAAATTTGGACTAAATGGAGGGCTGAAGTAGTGCCTACAGCGTATTTATCGCCTTCGCAGTTGCAAGACTTGACCAATGTATCAAGCACGGCCCCTAGCTCTGGCGACAATGGCAAAGCCTTGGTATGGAATCAGGCGGCAGGGAAGTGGCAGGCGGAGCAAGTTGCCTACTCTAACCTGAGTGGTGCCCCGGCCTTGCCTATCCCGGTAGTCAGTGGAGGGACTGGCACCCAGACTGGATCAATTACCGGGCCTGGGGCGCTAACGTTTACCCCAGGGGGGACAACAAACCCTATAAACTTGACAGTTTCCAAATCCACTAAAGTTCAAGTAGGAACTAGCAGCACAGAAGGCGCTGTTCTTTATGTTGGACCTGTGAACGTGGGATATAATCCCGCAGACATTTCTGGGTTTAACTACGGCGCAATCGGAGTCAAAGGTATCCTTGGCGGAATCTTCTATATGCAAGATTCGTCTAATAATGGTGGGCAATTTTTCTACGACTCAAACGGACTAAGTTTTAGTAACATTACCGGAACCATTGCTTCTAAAGTCGGATTCAATTCCGGCAATGCTCGTCAGTCTTTCGAAGCCGACGCAATTAGAATCACAACCAGTAACAATGTCGAGTTTGGCCGGGGTTCAGTTTCCGTACTAAATAATACTGCAAGCACTTCTACAACTACAGGAGCACTAACGGTAACAGGTGGTGCTGGTATTGCAGGTGCCTTACATGTAGGGGGGCAAATTAACGGACTTGGAGCTGTGCAGCCTGGTACTCCTGCTAGTGCTGCGGCGACGGGTACAGCGGGGCAAATCCGTTGGGATGCTGACTATATCTATGTTTGTACGGCTACAAATACTTGGAAACGGGTCGCTATTTCTACTTGGTAATAATTATGATTTCTGACAACTTAGCTAGATTTCAATCCGATATTCTCCCGAATGGAGAGGTTGTAATAGAAGGTTTTTGGCAGAGAAAAGCCCAGGAAGGCCCTCAAGATCCGCCTATTTTAGGCCCACTAGAGCAAAAATTAAGAGCTAGTTATCAGTCGCTAGAGGAGGCTGATCAAAGAGCTATTTTATTTCCTGCTTTTACAGAACTAGCCGAAAACTTTGCAATAGCCCCATTTAGTACTATTGCGGCTTTGCTATTGCAGCTTAGGCTAGCCCAGGAAGCCGAAGAAGCCGCTAGACCAGTATTCATGCCTACACCACCCCAAAGTGAGCCATGACCCAAGTCCTTCCCGCCGCCCTTGTCGCCCCCACCCAGGTCAGCTTATCGGCTGATGCTGTTGGGTATCTGATCCGCACTATTGCGGGGGTGGAGGGATCGTTTGTCTCGAATACCGGGACTGCTGGCGCTATCTCTAAAGTAGCTTCTACCGGCTATTTCTATGCAACCACCGGCATCATCGCCCCAGACGATGGCGGAGTGCTGGAGTGGTATATCAGCAATGCCGGGGTGAAAAGCACCTTCCTCAGTGCCGTAGCGATTGAACCCGCGCCCAACCAAGCAGACCAGGCCGCAGGTATCCGCGCCGCCCTGGGGCTGGCTAGCGCCAATGTGGACACGCAGCTATCGGCAATCAACAGCAAGACCACGAACCTGCCAGCAGCCCCCGCAGCCGTTAGCGACATTCCCACTACTACTCAGATCTGGACCCATGCCACTAGGGCACTCACGGATAAGGACAGTTTCAACCTTGCCAGCTCCCAGACTTTTAGTACTACCGGATCAGTCGGTAGTGTCACTGGCTCTGTAGGTAGCGTAACTGGGGCGGTAACTGTTGGCACTCTGAATAACAACGTGATCACTGCTGGCTCTATTGCCTCTGGTGCTATCACTAATGCCAAGTTTGCCGCTGGTGCTATTGACGCCGCTGCTATTGCTACCGATGCGATCACTGCCGCAAAAATCGCCACTGATGCATTTGACGCCGATGCCATTGCCGCTAGTGCAGTGACCGAGATCCAGGCAGGCCTAGCGACTCAGGCCAGCGTGGATGCCTTACCTAATGCTCCTGCTATTGCCGATGCGGTCTGGGATGAAGCATTATCAGGCCATACCATCGCTGGTAGCACCGGCAAGAAACTGGCCGACACCAGTACCTTGACGGTGGGCGACATCCCCGCAGGGCTGAGCGCTCAGCAGGTGTGGGAGTACACCACTAGGGCGTTGACAGGTACTCAGGCGACCAACCTTGCGGCTATTCCGAACATTCCTACCAATCCTCTGCTAACCAACGACGCAAGGCTGAACAACCTCGACGCTACCATCTCTAGCCGTTCTACTTTAACTGCCGCCCAGATACGAACTGAGCTAGCCACTGAGCTGGCTAGGCTGGATGTAGCAGTTTCCACCAGGCTAGCTACGGCTGGCTACACCACGCCACCCACCACCAACCAGATCGCTGCTGCGGTTGAAGCTGCATTACTCAATGATGCCGACGGGCAAGCGCTCCTAGCGGCCATCCAGACGGCTGTGCAAGCCCTGTTTGATCAGCAGGCTGATGTTCCTGTTGCCACACTAGTAAGCCTCATTGCCGCCCAGATTACCGCCGATCATGGATCTGGCAGCTACACTACTGCCAATGTTTCGGCCCTGGCCCTGGAAGCTACAGCACAAGGAATTAAGGCTAAAACCGATAACTTACCTTCAGACCCGGCTGATCAATCCACCTTGGCAGACTTAATCAATACCAAGGCAAGTCAGGCTAGTGTAAATGCCATTCCTACAACTCCACTATTGGCGGCTAATTACACAGCTCCAGACAATGCTGGCATTGCTGCTATCAAAGCCAAAACTGATAACCTACCTAGCGATCCAGCTGACCAGTCAGAATTAGCTACCTTGATAAGTGCCATTCCGACTGTCGCTCCTGATAATGCAGGAATCGCAGCGATCAAGGCTAAGACAGACAACCTGCCTAGCGATCCAGCGGATCAATCCACCTTGGCAGACTTAATCAATACCCGCCTAGCAGCTGCTAACTACGTTGCCCCAAACAATGCAGGCATTCTTACGGCTATCAGTGCTCTTCCTTCGGCTCCCACTATTGCCGATGCCGTTTGGGATGAGCCACTGTCCGGCCATCTCACTGCTGGCACCACCGGAGCTAAACTCAATCTTGCCAGTACCCTAACGGTGGGTGATATTCCCGCTGGCTTGACTGCTCAGCAAGTGTGGGAATATGCGACTAGAACTCTTACCACGGCCTCTGGCTTAACCACCGAGCAGAACACCAGGCTTAACGAACTATGGCGCAAGGCTGGTCTGGATTTAGCTACACCTGTGGTACGCACCCTTAACCCAGCCACCGGCAACGTCACGGAAACCTTAGGGGCCACCACCATCACCCACACCGAAACCAACTCTGGTAATACCGTAACGACAGCGAGGCAACCATGACCCTGAACCCGTTGCGCCTGGCTACTGATGGATTCTTCCTGGGCACAGGTGAAAATACCCTCAACCCAGCCACCCTCAACGCCATCACTGGGGCGGTGTGGGATGTGCTCAGCAGCGATCATCTTGCCGCTGGCACCACGGGCGCTAGCCTAGCTACCACCCTGGCCCTGGCCCAAGCCTTCACCCTGGGGCGCTTCAAGATCGACTACCCCAATAGCACCGCCACCCAATACAACCCGGATGGCACCGTGCGGAAAGTATTTGCCCTACAAGACGATCAGGGCAACCCTGCCATCGATGCCCAGTCTGCCGTTGATCGGGTGCCGTTGCCATGAGAAACCATATTCCTGACGTCAGCAAAAAGGTGTAGCCATGCTCTACCCCCTCGGGCTAACCGGCACCCTTTACCCGCTCGGCCTACATCCTGACCTGATCCTGGGGCTACGTCTGCTCAAATGCATCCCCTGCATCCACCTAGACAACCTTGCCCCAACCCTGGACCTGCTAGCCCAGCACCCTAGCCTATCTCTGGCCAGCGCTATCCCTAGCCTGGACCTGGCCACCCTGGCCCCAGCCCTAGCGGTAGCGGCGATCATCGCAGGGCTGAATATTGGATCCATTGCACCCACACTTAGCCTGGAGGACTGCGACTGTGACTGATGCACTCAATGGGAAAACAGTATTGGTGGGAGCTGGCCTAGCCGGGCTAACCTGGCGGTTCACCCGCCCTAGTGCGGATACTGCCACCAACTACACCAACGCCAGTATATCGGTGCGGTTCTTTGAGTTGGACAAGAAGTTTAAGCCGATCAGCACCACGCCAGCGTTGTCGCTCAGCATAGGCTCTGGCATTACCCGCAGCACTAACACCGCCAGCTCCCAGGCTGGCCTGTTCCAGGTGACAGCGGCCCAGCTAGGCACCCTGCTAGGCACCGCTGAGGCCAAGAACTTTGCCTATGTCTGGTACATTCAGCCAGCGGGCTATGAAGCTGTGCGGGCATTTGTGGGCGATGGCTATGATGGGCGGTTCCTGCTAGCCAAGGAAGGCTATGCCGGTTCCCAGGACGGGGAGATCAAGGTATCGTAGCAGCCCTGGCCGCAGACATACTCACCCAATAACAGCGATCCCCAGTTGGCCAACTGCTGGCATATCCGGCAGGGTTCTTCCCGGTTCAGGCGGATCAGAACATCGTGGCCATAGTCCACCTCATCGGCCCCCAGCGGCCAGCCGGTTGGCTCTGGCGCATCCCCGGCTAGCTCGTCTAGCATCGCCCCTAGCCGGTCTAGCTCGTTCAGCATGGCCTGGAGATCCATCAAACCGCCCCGTGGCTACCAGCCAGGACAGCACCGCTACAGCGCCCAGCAGGGCACCGGACAGAGTGAAGCGGAGCTCGTGTTCAAAGACCTCGCGGCGGGCAATTTCATGGGCAATGGCCCGGACCTGGGCTTTGATGTCCTCGCTCATGGTGGATCCCTCAGAGAATTTTTTATAGGGTGCCCAGGTTGGTGGTTGTGTGCTATACTCGGGGTAGCACATTGACAACTTGTGGTGACAGTGGTGGATCCCACTTCGGTGGGGGTGAGTCGTTGGAAAACAAACTGAGCCCCGCCACCGCTGCGGAACACAGCCCACTCCGGTGGGGGTTTCTCGCACCACCACCGCCAACGGAGCCAGGCTGGTGACCAGGTACCTCGCAACCACCTCCCCACTTCGGTGGGGGTTTCTCTTTCGCTCAGTTTGCCACCGCCGCAACTGATCTCGCAAGCACACCCCACTTCGGTGGGAGTTTATCTCTCTACTATGGCTTACACCCTTGGCCGGGCTGGCTCTTGCAAACGCCTCTCCACTTCGGTGGGGGTTTATCTAAACGGTATGGGGTATCTACCGGTACGCTTAACCGGGGTCTCCTCGCAAACACCTCCCCACTCCGGTGGGGGTTTCTCGCTTGCGGACCTGGCCCGTTACCTACGGCAACCTAACCTCGCAAACACCTCCCCACTGCGGTGGGGGTTTCTCAAAATAGGGTATGACATTGCAGAGTGCTAGGGTATCTCGCAAACACCTCCCCACTCCGGTGGGGGTTGATCGCTCTGACTGAGGCCTCAAAGCACACCCCACTCCCGTGGGAGTCTTTCTAACCTAAGCAGCCAGCCCCACGACCGTGGGAGTATTTCTTAGAACTGCATCGCATCCCACCCCCGTGGGCGTCTCTCCCTCGTCAAACCATCCCCACCCCTGTGGGCGTTGTTCACTTGCTAGGCTATCCCCACCACGGTGGGGGTTCTAGCCAGCCTTGGCGATCCGCCATTGCTCCGCCAATGCGGCCATAAATTGCTCTGGATCCAGGCCCAGATCTACTGCCCTGGCCGCCAGCTCTGATGCCGTGGCCGGGCTTAATTTCCCCTCAAGTTCAATCAGCTTTACCAACGCCGTCGCTAGGCTACCAATGGCCCGCAGGTCGCTGGTGGCCCGTGCGTCACAGATAGACTGCACCACCTGCTCAATGGCTGTGCGCACATGCTCCAGGTTGGTTTTCTTGGTGCGGTAGCTGCCCAGGTCTGTCGCTGGCGGTGGGGGTGGTGCTGTCTTGGCCTTGTGGGGCACCTTTGCCGCCTCGCCTGGTGACTCCGACAAAGCCAGCTTCCTGGCGTGCCAGTCGCCTGCCTTGGCCCAGCCGCTGATCGTGGTATTGCCACAGCGGTCAAAGCCTTCTGCCTTCAGTCGCCTGGATATTTCAGCCCATTGGGGCCCTAGGTCGCAGTACAGCTCGAATGCCCGTTCCTTGCAGGCTGGCGTAGCAGGCTGGCCGGAGGTCTTCACCACCTGCCGGTTGCCTCGCCTAGCACCAGGGGCTGGCTTGGGCGCACGTTTGGATCGTAGCTTTGGTGTAGGTTTCTTGGTTGCCATGGATCCAGAATGCCCAGGCAACAAAAAACCCCGGGCTGGCCGGGGTGGTGTGGTGCATCTACAAAGCCTAATTTAACACGACTGGCTTATAGTTGGGTGTCAAAAGAAAAACCCCCACCAGAGTGGTGCTAAACCAAAGTTTAGAAGCACCCCCACCAGCGTGGGGACTCGCCAGAGTCAAGAAGCACCCCCACCAGTATGGGGCGAGGGAGAGAACTCTGAAACATCCCCACCACTGTGGGGAAACATGCAACTATAGTTTGGATCCACCCCCACCAAAATGGGGCTAGGTATTGTCATCGACACACCCCCACCAGCGTGGGGCCATCCAGATCGTTACCAGTCTTCGGAATCACTCCCAGATAAACCAGATAAACCCCCACTGGAGTGGGGTAGGCTTTGGCGCTGGCCGCGAGTGGCTACCGGCTGAGTGGGATAAACCCCCACCGAAGTGGGATCCACTGTTACCACAAATTGTCAAGGTCCTAGTCCCAGTATAGCACATTAACCGGATTCAGCTAGCCGGCTCCAGTGAAACCACAACGCCAGCGGACTTAGTGGGAGTCAGCCTCAGCCAGACGCCGCCTAATGACTTTGGCATGACGATCCGCTCCACCGCCCAGCCATTGCCGCCCTGAAACTCCTCCTTGTAGGTGCCGCATTGAACATGGTATCGGGGAGTTACCCGCACCTTGCCGGTTTCGATCAGCCGGTAGCAGGGGTGAGAAATAATGCTCCGCTCATGGTTGTGGCCATTGACGATCACATCAGCGTCCGGCGCGATGCTGGCATAGCGACCGCCGCCCATGGTGCCCTTGGTGACGATACCGCCCCAGGCCCCATGGTGGAAGAACAAGTTGCACCGCCGAACAGCCTCGACGCCCTGGCCACGTTCCTTGTAGAACACAAAACGGATCCAGCCCTGATAGCCCATGTGCTCGGTGATGGCCCCATGGCGGTCCCGCAGCTGCTGTACCACATTAGCCAGTGGGTCTATCTCCTGGTGGTTGATGATGGCTGTCTCATGGTTGCCGTTGCCCATCATCAGGATCTCCTGGCCGTAGGGTGCCAGAATATCGGCGGACTCTTTGAATACCAAGTCAAAGTAGTTGGCGCCCTGGTGCTCGGGGCGAATGCTGGCCTTGCTGCCGCGCCTGTCGCGCTTGCCCTGCATCAAGCACAGCACATCGCCAAAAAATAAGGCCCTGCCGTTGAGAGCCTTCATCTTTTCCAGGTGACTAAAAAATAGCTTGCGATCACATTTTGGGTTATCGAGGTGGATGTCTGAAGCTAACAAAAAGTGATAGGTTTCCTCCCCGGTATAGCGCATCCGGACTTCGAGGACTTCGCTTGATAGTCGTCGCGTGGTTAGCATTTTGTTACAACCAGCACTATCTAAATAGTGCCCAAAACCAAACCCCAGCTATAAGCCGGGGTTTGGATGGCACAAAAAAGTTTACTTTTTGCGCTTCTTATCCCGGTTTTCCGCTGCGGCAATGGCGATCACCGTAGCGCCCGTAACAAAAAACAGTGCTGCATCAACTGGGCTGGCCACGCCTTGGCTGGCGGGCATGGATGGTGTTCATAGTCTGTGGTCCTCTGTAAGTGGCCTGGTTAGTCTCCCCCCAGGGTGTTAAACTGAATCCGCTGGATGTCGCGGATCTCGACTTGGTTAGGCGATAGGGCGTGGATCTGGGCTATTTGCAGCTGAGCGGCAGAAGTAGCCATGCGAATATCTCCGCTAGCGATCTGGACAGTCGAACTGCCCTCCATCACCCCGCTTGCGTAAGCTTTCTGCCATTTAAAAACATAAGTCGCCATATCAATACACCTCATCTAGTTGTTGCTGTAGGGCCTCCTGCCAGCCCTGTTGCTGGCCTTGCTGTGCTTCCTGGCCTTGCTGTGCTTCCTGGCCTTGCTGCTGCTGTTGCCGTAGTTCCCGGCGTAGCTCGGCGGCCAGGGTATCGGCCAAAGACTTGCGTCGTTTCATGGTTCTTCCTCCAGCCGGGCCTGGTTCACCTTGGCCATTTCAGCAAACAGGGCAGCGGCTAAGTCGCCCTGGAGGGCGTTGATACTGTTGTGCATCACGTTAGCCTCATCCATGGCGGACTCCAGTTCACCCCGCCAGTAGGCCAAGTAGGCCAGCAGGCAGGCTAAGATCTCGGTGCGGGTAGGGTCAGTGGGTAAGTTCATGGGTCTAATCCTAAAAACGGTAGGTATCGGATCTGGGCTAGCACTAGCTCTAGTTCCTGCTGTGCATCCCCGTCTTCAGGGTGCCTAGCAATGATCTGGCGCATGTACTGGGCCCGTGTGTGCAGAAAAATGGATAGCTGCCCGGCCAGGCAGGGGCGCAGCCGGGCAATGGTGGCGGCCATTACTTAGCCGAGCGGATCATTTGCTCTAGCTGGTCGCATTGCTCCGGCGTAAGCTGGTTGGGCGAAGTTGCGCCGAAGGTAGCCAGCATGGCTATCACTTCCTCGCGGCTAACGCCAAGGCTTTCCCGTATGTCCTGGATGCGTCGGTTTTGGTCCAGGGCGGCACCAGGGATAGTGTCAGCTTCGGTTTCGTCGAGCATCCCTAGCCCGCAGATCGACAGGGTAACCCGGCGCTTAGCTTTGGTCTCTGCCTTCATCAAGGCATTGGCCAACGCCTCACCAGAGAGGCCTTTGATGGGCACCACGCCGGTAGACTCATCTCGGCGGCCATAGGCGTTGGTGGCCCTAGCTAACACCACATAGCAGTCATCTACACGGGTACGCTCCACCAGCTCCACCGAGATACCGTGGATGCTACGCAGTTGGTCGGTGGCGTCTTTCCGTGCGTACAAGGTTAGGCGGCCAGACAGTTTCAGATACTCGAAGGGCCTAGACAATGGGTTTAGGCCAACACTGCTACACAGAGCATTGTAATAGTTCATTCGCTCTGCTGGCGATAGTGCGGCCAAGTCCCCGTGGACTAGCACCTTTTCGAGGGTCTGGGCCTGGGCTTGAGGCTGGGCAATAATGTCAGTCATGGGTGGTTCTCCTAAGGGGCCCGAAGGCCCCAGCATGGTTTAGAATTCGTCGTCAGCAAACGCTTCGGCCCGGACATCGGCAGGACACGATACGTCGCCCACCCTGGCCCCAGGGAGTTCATCAACAAAGATCCCAGCTAGCTGCGTGGCTAGGAACACTTCACCACGGCCAGGGATGACCCGGACATGAAGGTTAAACCATTCCCCGGAAGGGTGGATGACCTGGGCGACGTAAATTTTCACTCGGGGATCGTCGCTGATCGGCTCTTGGACTAGGTCCAGGACGGTGGGCTCGTAGCGTTCGATGGTAGTGGGATACATGGTGGTTCTCTGTAAGTGGTGTGGTGGCGGAACAGGCTGGGGCCAGCCGAAGCCAGCCCCAGGGAACTATACGGCGCGGGGGGCAGGCAGGGCAGGGCCGGAGCCACCGCCCTGGCGGTTGCCAGGGAACTGGTCACCCTGATGGCGACCGGCAACCACCGCAGTGCTGCGGCGATTCGTGCAAGTCCCATTCATGCAGTCAGGGAATTCATCTCGGCTGGACTTGCTAAGTTGCTGGCTACCCTCGCGGGCACAGTCGGGATCGGTGGCAAGTTCAGGGATCGGGCAGTGGCCATCGCCACCCCGGCCAGGCTGGCCAGTGGTGTCAGAGGCCAGGGCAGGCATGGGCAGGAACAGAGCAGCGGCTAGGACAGTTGCGGGGAAATGACGTAACATAGTAGGAAGATCCTTTGTAAGTGGATTGAACGAAGGGGCGAGTCGTTGGCGCGACGGACCCCTTTTTCCGGGACTAACAGAACCCGGCTATTAGCTAGCGGCTGTGGGTTTCTGTCGATGTCTCTATAGTAGGGCCTGGGCTTGGTATCTGTCAACTCATTAATAGCAATATTCTAATAGCTATCGCTTATAGGTATCCCAGGAAAGCATCAGGTATTGTGCTACCCTGTTTTGGGAGATCTACGCGATAATTGGGAATGTCCAGCCAAGAGGAGATAACTATGAAATCCCTAAGGGTGGCCTCCGGCCTCACTCAGGAGCAATTGGCGCGGAAACTAGATGTTTCCGTGTCTACCGTTCGCAATTGGGACGCTGGCAGATCGTTCCCTCACCTAAGCCCTGCAGCCATGGAAGCGCTAGCAGCAGCCCTGGGAACTGATCTGACCACTTTGGCGGCCGCCGAGCGAGCCCAGCGCAATGGTTAGAATGGCGGTGTTTTGTTGTATTAGAACCCAACTAAAAGCCGCTGATTATAAGCTACTTTCCCACTGCGGTGGGAGTGTTTCGCACATTTCACCCGATAAGTTGTAGGCACTAGGCGCACAACAGATTCTCCACTACAGTGGGAGTTCCCTGAAACCCAACCATAAGCCACCAGCCATCAGCCACACACTTAAAGACAACCGCCATGCTGGCCAGACAACCCCTCGACTTCTATCCCACCCCCGGCCTGCTCACCTGGGCCTTGCTGGATAGCCATCGCTTTGTCCCCTGGCGCAACCAGGCCACCGTGCTGGAGCCCTGCAATGGCGAGGGTGCGATCAGCGATGTGCTGAAAGAATCTGGCTTGTTCCGCCTGGTGGATACCGCCGACATTGATCCGGCCAAGACCAAGCCAGCAACCGCCATCGGTGCCACCAGCTTCACCATGGACGCTACCGATCCTGGCGCCTGGGCTCGCTCTGCCCGCTACGACTGGGTGATCACGAACCCACCCTACAACCAGGCCCCAGCCATCCTGCCGCTGGCCTTCGGCAACTGCCGGGTGGGCATGGCCATGCTCTTGCGGCTCAGCTACCTGGAGCCCTGCGCCAACCGGGCTAGCTGGCTAGCGGAGCACCCACCGGCAAAGCTGATCGTGTTCAACCCCCGGCCACAATTCCGGGCGGACACTGGCGGCACCGACTCGGTGACAACCGCATGGTTTATCTGGCACCGCTTCGGCAATAGCCAAGGGACTGAGCTTGAATTTTGTACTAACTGGAGAAACCATGGAACTAACGATTGATGCCAAAGACCTAGCCACCGTCCTGGCCCTGCCCAACCGGGCGGTGCCCAGCAGGCCTAGCAACCCTGTACTGACAAACCTGCTACTCAAGGCTGAAGACAACACCCTGGCGGTGACAGGCTCTGACTTGGGAGCGGTGACCATCACCGCCAAGGCCAGCGCCAGCATTGCCGTAGAAGGCGAAGTCTTGCTACCGGCCAAGCTACTCACCGATATGGTGGGGCGCATGGAGGGGAACCTAGCGCTTAACTGGGATCCAGAAACCAGCCAGGCTATCATCATTGCTGCACCTGGATGCAGCTACAGCCTATCCGGCCAGCCCGGGGAGGAGTACCCACTAATCGAGCGGGCAGAGGGGCAGCAGCTAACCCTGGAGGCTAGCACCTTGGCCCAGGCATTGGAAGCCACCTTAGCCATCGTCAGCGATGACGAGAGCAAGCAGATCCTCTGCGGCGTTCACCTGCAACCCGTTGCCGATGGCCTGGAAGTTGCTTCCACCGATGGCCATCGCCTCAGCGTGTTCCCGGTGGCCCAGGAGGCCCTTGAAGCATTTACCCCTGTCACACTGCCTAGCAAAGGCCTGAAGGCCCTGAGTGGGCACCTGGGCAAGGCTGAGGGGATGGTGACGGTAACGCTGGACAACACCATCGCCACCTTTGACCTGGGCGATCTGGTATTCACTACCCGGCTGCTGGAGGGCCAGTATCCAGAGTATCGCCGACTGATCCCCACTGCCTTTGCGGTGGAGACGCTGATCAACCGGCAAGCCTGGATCGATGCCCTGAGCCGGATCATGGTGGTGGCTAGCCAAAAGCAAGGCATCATCAGGCACCAGTGGAATGACCAGGGACAGCTAGTGCTAGAAGCTGACGTACAAGGCTCTAGCGGGCGGGAGCTGGTTGACTGTGAGGCCAGCGAAGGCCAGGGTGAGGACGTGCTGGGCAAAGCTAAGAATCCCATGGCCTTTAACGGCGACTACCTGCTGGATGGCCTCAAGGCCTTCGGCAGCGAGCAGGTGATCCTGCACACCAACACCCCGACCAGCCCAGCCACGATCACCGCCCCCGGCAGCAGCCAGGTGTACTTGGTGATGCCAATACAGATCAGGGAACCAGCATAGACCGCACACTTACAGAGGAGACAAGACCATGCCTGCAGAACCCTACGCCTATAATTCAGTCCAATGTGTCGGCAACCTTGGGGCCGACCCCGAACTACGGTTCACCACCACCGGCGGCAAGATCTGCGAAATGCGGATCGCTGTCTATGCTGGCAAGGACCAGTCCGGCGAGGCCCGCTCCGCCTGGATCACCGTCAAGTGCTTTGGCCGCGCCGCTGAATGGGCTGGCGACAACCTACTCAAGGGTGACCGGGTAGCCATTACCGAAGGCCAGATCGACGAAGAAAGCTGGCAAGACCGGGAGACCAGCAAGCGTCGCTCCAAGCTGATCGTCAAGGCCTGGAAGATGGCCAAAGTCGTCAGAAGCTCGCCAGTTGCAGCAGTATCGACCGAACGCCCCCAGGACCAGCCAGCCCAGCCCAGCCAGCCCACCTACGAGGACATCCCCTTCTAATGAGCAGACTATCTTTACGCCCCGGCTACTCCGTATCGTTCCGCGTCACCAAAGATAAGCCATGGATGGCGGCTACCGTACAATCCGTGGTAGGCAGTACAGTCTGGATCCGGCTAAATGCCGATATTGACGGGCTCATCAGCCTGAACCTGGACGACCCAGCCGACTTGGACTGCCTTGGCACGCCGTTCTAGATGAGACGACAGATCCCACCACCGTGGGAGTGCCTACGGGCACGTTTGAGAGTTAAACGCCCCGGCATAAGCTGGGGTTTTTATTGCCAGTTATTGACTGAGTTATTGATCATTCCGATCAATTCTTGGCCTGTGCCAGCTACTGTGCCACTAATTTACCTGGGGTATATTGACAAGCCCGATATAGTGGGGGTATATTAGGGACATGGGAGGCGGATAACAGCCGAGTCGGGAAACCGACAGTGTGATGAGCGCCAGGACAAGCCAACCTCCTCCCACCCACCACTTACACCGAGGGCAAGCCAATGACCACCTTCACCACCACCCCTGCCGCTACCCCCACCTTTCGGAACGCCGCCCGCTGGCTCACCCGCCAGCCCTGGCAAGCAGACCCGGCTCACTGGGTTGGCCAGGCCAAGACCCGCTACAGCCTGACCAACCACCAGACTGCCGCCCTACTCCACAACATGCAGCTACAGCTAGGCTAAACGACAACCAAGCCACCCCACCGCCCCTCCCCCCGGAGGGGTTTTTTATTGTGACAGTGGTTGTGCCACTAATTTACCTGGGGTATATTGACAAGCCCTATATACCCCCTGTATATTGAGAACATACAAAGCAACCCACCCCGGATGGCTGGAACACCAGAAACGCTAGCCCAGGTAGGGGAGGGAGAATACACAAAAGGAGACCACTATGATTAAGTTCGAGCGCAAGAGCAACGGATCCCGTGAAGCCAAACTAAACATCAAAGGTCTTAACGCTTTTGCTAAAGCGGTAGAGCTTCAAAAGCTTGAGCGCCAAGGCTACACCGTTATGCCTTACAGATACGAAACCGACTCCAAAGGGTTTTTCACCAAGACAGTTTGGCTATACCGGGCTCACTGCGAAAACCGCACCATCTGGATCCACGCCTAACCACCCTGCCACCCGGCGGGGTGGTTTTTTATTGTGACAGTCATTGTGCCACTAATTAGCCCGGGGTATATTGACAACCCCAATATGGTGGGGGTATATTAAGGACATGGCCGAAAGGGCCGAGGGGATGCTACCCCCTAGTCAAAGCTTCCGGCGGGGGGAGATACGCAGTAACGAGATCTACATCGGTCAGCGCTGATAGCCAGACACCGCTTAAAGATCCAACCGGGCAGGGTACAACGAGCCTAGCGACGGTGCCCCCTAGAGGGGATACACACTATCGGCTACAAACGGGAGGGGCGGTCAATGTGGTGGACGCCAAGATCGCATTCCTTGATTCTCTACGCTGCGTACTCCCCCCGCCTCTGTGTCTGGCCTGGGAATAACGATAGCTGCACTTGCTGAGGTTCAGCGGCAGGGCGGTCAGCGTCCTGGTTTAGCCACTCCAGATAACCTGGATCGCTCCCACCCAGGTTAGGCCCTGGCGCTGGATGGTGGATCCCGCCGACCTTGACGATGGTGCGCTTCACCCATGGCGGATCCAGCAAGTTGCCTTCTGTGTGGTCATACCAACGCATTTCTATAGCCCGGTGACACAATGCCCGGCCACGCATGGCCGTCAGAATATCGCCTGTCCTGGCCGCAGCGGCCAGCAGAGACTGTCCTTGCTCAAAAAGATATTTAGCCTCGTCCATCATTGTGCCAGCCCCCAGCAGCTCACCTCGTAGACTGGCTCTGGCTCCCAGTCTGGCTCTGGCGGTGGCCTGCTATCGGGTAGCTCCCAGCAGTCGGTTAAGCCAGCCGCTAGCGGTGCATCCAGGCTGAGGCAGTCTGGCCGTAGCAGCGCATTGAGCGCCTGCGGGATCTGGTCTATCGGGATCCGGGTAGCGCTGGCCATGGCGGCATGGCTGGCCCGCTCGTCATAGAGCTGGCGTAGCAGGGTGAACCGGTCCGACCAGCTACGCGGTATTTTCAGCGTCACCGCCCGGTCCCGGCGATGGTGCAATATCTCACCCCGGATATAGGGGACGGCGTAGCTACTGAAGGCGGTGCCCTTAGCTGGGTTGTAGCGGTCCACTGCCTTGATCAGGCCGATCACTCCCACCTGCACCAGGTCATCAAAGGCCTCTACGCCGTCCTGGGCATAGCGGCCAGCTATCTTTTCCACCAGCCCCAGGTTGATCAGGATCAGGGTGTCGCGGGTACGCCTATAGTCGGCGGCTTTTAGTTGGGTTCTAAGCCGCGCAAATAACTCCTGTGTTTGGATCCGTATTTCCCGGCTCATGCCACCCCCACCAGCCGCTAAAGACAGTGTTCCCCTATACTATACTGGGTAAACTGTCAAGCTGGATCCAGTCATGCTAGCATGGTAGCACCCGGCTATTAGTTGGATAGAACCCATGCAAGCAATAACAACCGAGTTCCGTGGCTACCGGTTCCGCTCCAGGCTAGAGGCTCGGTGGGCTGTGTTTTTTGATACTCTGGGGCTGGACTGGACCTATGAGCCCGAAGGGTTCAACCTTGATGGGGACTGGTATCTTCCAGACTTTTGGATTGACGATTGGCAGGCATGGGTAGAAATAAAGCCCGAAAATGTAAAAGCGGCCACAATGCGCCATTCTGGAGATCCTTCATGGATTCTCTGCAATAAGCTGGCAGATTCTTCCGGCAAGCGAGTTTTATTAATTCAAGGACAGCCTTGGATAGATTCAACTGATCTTGAGTGCCCGTGGGAAAGGCAGGATCACTGGGTGAGTTTACAGAAAGCAGGCGGAGACCTAAACAAGCCAGAGTTTGACTTGGTTAAATTCTCATTTGCGGAACAATTTTCCAACGCAAAGTACAGCATAAGTGCATTTTTGCATACCCCTCCATGGTTTGATCACGAAATGGAGGAGAAATACCCGAGTTACAGCTTAAACGGATGGATATTTGGGAGGATAACTGATGATGAACGTATTTATCTATGCCATAGCGATTGGCCGTCAGCGTATGACATGGAGAACTCTATTGGCTCAGACATAGAAATTTTAGACGGCGTAAATCCATTTGCCGATCCTTTAATTGAAGCCTTCACCGCCGCCAGAAGCGCCCGCTTCGAACATGGGGAACAAGGGTACTGGGCACCCTGAAGCCATGGATACTATTACCGTCACTTCCCAGCCCTCCCAGACTGCTAGCCTTGCCCTGCAGCAGGCCAGTAGCGACGACCACCTGATCGAGATGTGGATCAGTCGTTCCCGAAGTGCTGGCACTCAGAAAGCCTACCGTCGAGCGATCACCCGGCTACGGGCCTGGCTCGACTACCACGACTGCCACCAGCTAGCCATGGTCACAGCGGCCATGCTGATCGACTACGAGGCCACGTTCCCGAAGCGCTGGAGCGATGCTACCTGCAACCTGCACAAGGCGGCTATCAAGTCGCTGTGGAAGTTCGGCAGCTCCATTCGTTACCTACACTTTAATGTGCCTCACGCTGTCTACCGGCTAGGCAAGCCCCGGCCAGTCATGGCAGAGCGGATCCTAACCGAAGGCGAGATGCGTCGGGCCATTGCCAAGGAACCTAGCCTGGAGGCCCAGCTATTCCTGCGCTTCCTATTTGCTACTGGCGTTCGGGCCAGCGAGGCGCTAGCGGTGCGGTGGTGTGACTTGCACCTACGCGGCCAGCGGGTGTTCCTGGCTATCCACCACGGCAAGGGCGACAAGGCCCGCGAGATCGGTTGCTCCAAGGCGGTCTACGACGCGTTGATCCAGGCCCGGCCAGAGGATGCGCTGGACCAGGACGAAATATTCCCGGTACCCTACCCTATCGCGTGGCAGTGGGTGAAAGTCGCCATGGCCAGGATCGGCAAGCCCCAGGCTAGCCCCCACTGGCTGCGCCATGCCCATGCTGTCACCGCAGCCGCCCATGGATCCGACTGGTGGAGCATTGCACAGCAATTAGGACACGCTCGGCCCAGCTTCACAATGGATCGCTACGCGCATTTTAATGGGGTGTTCAGCTCGGACTACGTGGATATTTAAGCGCCTAAAACGCACAAAGCCCGGCTAGGCCAGGGCGAAAACTCCCACAGGGGTGAGGTATAGGATAGGTACGGGCTGGAGAAACGCCCACCGGGGTGGGGAGGTGTTTGCGACGGCCCGGTTGGTGACATTGCGATCAGCCATCACGGAGAAACCCCCACCGGAGTGGGGTGTGCTTGCGAGGGTCGACCAACGCCTTCTCGATGGCGTTCGAGAAACCCCCACCGAAGTGGGTCCACCGTCACCTACCACCAAATTGTCAAGGTTTCTGCCACCACTATAGCACACAACCAGCCAAATGGTGCAAGCCAAAGCAAAACCCCCGGCGAGGGCCAGGGGTGGCAGGCAGGCTAGGGGCTAGATCCCCAGGCCAGAATCCAGCCAGGCGTCTCTACACTGCTCCCAGCCAAGCCCATCCAGCAGGGCGAGGATGCGGGCGGTGGTGAAGTGCTGGTAGTTAACCTCGTCGGGAGCCAGCAGGCTGGCCTCGCTAGCAGCCCGCCAGAGGGCGTCTAGGGCGGTCTGGACATGGCCCATGCGGGTGGCAGTCACGTAGAATTGTCGTTGCTTTTGCTGGTACTCGTTCATGGCGTGATCCTCTCGGTGTAAGTGGTTGGTCCCCTCGCTGCGCTGTGGGGTGGCAGCGGTAGCCTAGGCCCGGACCACCTTTACTCCCGTGGGGGAGTAAACGAATTGCGCTGTATTTCGGTGGTCCTCTGGTTGTCAATGAGCAGTCTTCCAGCCTCTAAGCCCGACATGAGCCAGTCGTTTGCTTTGGCAGAAGTCTCAGCGACCTCTTCGCAAACTTCTCTGCTCAGACCGGTGTAGTCTCGTACATCGTTGGGGTCGACGCTATGGTGCGCCGCTGCGTCAATTAACCGCAGCACTGACTGGCGCAGATGCGGCGATATGGAGTAGTAAATGGCGGTTATATCCGCTTCTTCTAACAAGCCAAGATTTTCAATGGTCATCTGAGTTATCTCCAAAGGGTGCGGTGCGGCATGTCATCAATATAGCCGGGGTATATCGGGCCTGTCAATATGCTAGGGGTATATTAGTGGCACAACTGACTGGCACACTCCCACCAGGTGGGAAGTAGGGGATACTGACATAGGATCCACGCCCACCAGGTGGGGCCTATTTATTCACTGATCCACTCCCACCAAGTGGGCTTTTTTGTGGAGTGAAGCACCCCCACCAGCGTGAGGCGTTGTGAATTTTGGATCCACTCCCACCAGTGTGGGATATTTTTCCCCGGCGACTCACCCCCATCAGAATGGGGCTGCATTAGCAATACGGATCCACGCCCACCGCAGTGGGAATCGGCCTAGCCTTCTTCTCTGGCAACAGCCCAGATCGGGCCAGTCGGAACACAGTTACGGCGTCCCAGGTATAGCTGGAACTTGGGCCGGGCCAGCGCCTTGGCAATGGTGCGGATCTGCTCCAGACTGCCCCGCAGGGTAACGGTGGAACTGAAGTCGCTCAGGTAGTGCCGGGTGGTGATGGCATTGCGGCCTGGGGCCCCGTCATAGGTGATAGCATCGCGGATGGTGTGGAAGTCCTCCAACACTCCGCCATGGCTTGTCTCGCCTATCTCCACCTGCAGCCCGTCCAGTTCCGGCGCTGACTGGCCTCGACGTATCCCCAGGGCAGCACACAACATGCCGCGGATCGCCGACTCAGTTGGGGCATCCTCCGTCAGTCGTTGCTGCAGCCGTGGCCCGGTGCCATAGGCAGCCATGGGGCCTGCTAGCTTCAGGACTAGCCTAGGCATAGGCCACCTCCTTGCCAGCACCCATGGCTACTTGCAGGGCCCCATCAATGGCCCCGTCCAGGGGCTGGCCGAACCAGCCTGGCTGGGTAGTCACTTCAGCTTTGTACAGCGACTTGTCGCCGTAGATGACGTTTAGCCGGTCCTGGTACTGGCGCAGCGCATCAGCGGCCTGGTGCGGGATACCCTGGGCTAGGAAGTCGTCGTCGGTGGTGCAGCTATTGATTGACACATGGAATGCCGGTGCCAAGGTGTAAGGCTGAGCCGCTGTCACCCGCACCTGCACATAGTCAGGCAGGGTTAGGTGGGCATGGCTGCGGATATAGCCGGTGGGCAGGGTAGCGCAGAATGCTGTCAGGAATCCCCGGGCAAACTGTTGGGCCAGCTCGGGGTCGCCGATCAATCGGGCTAGCTCGGTGACATTGACATTGGCATAGCGGTAGTAGACGGGCGAGACGATAGGCAGCTCCCCCAGGTGGCCCGCCCCAGCCTTAGCCTCTTCATCCATCGGAGCGACATCATCCTCGGCGGTGAAAAAGTCCACCTCACCGATCACCTGGCCCATGCCTTTGAGGT